CCAGCAGAATATGCCTTTCACTTCTTTGATAACCATTATGGTGTATCAGTAATACGTGGTCCTTATAGCCATGGAGGTAGACAAGGACTATATGAACTTGCTGTTATATATATGGCTCCTGGTGATGAGTATTCAGAGTTAGTATATGATACTCCGGTTACTAATGATGTTGAAGGACATCTAACTCCGGATGATGTAACTAGACTGATGAAGGAAGTAGAAGCACTTCCACCAAGAAAAATCAAACGTAACGTGGAATAACTCATGAAAGCATAATGAGCCACACCTACAGGAGTTAGGCATTTGGAATCTACGGTATTTATACCTGGGGATTTTATGACTTTATACTGTAGTTGTAATGTACCATTCCTGATTCCCAAGGTCAGGTAGTTGTAATCACACAGAGCGTCTCCTTCTAAATTAATAGAAGATGTGATGAATATTGGTCTTGAGTACAGCCAATAACAACTAAGTACAGAGGGGAAAACCTTAAAGATTATCATTCTATTCTGATTTGCAAGTCAGTTTAGTATGAGAAAGCCATTCCTATTGACTATGTAGGGATTTGCAGGTAAGAGTCCTGATATAAGTACACAATATTGTTACCCTCAGAGTTTAGATACTCATGGTGTGTGCGTTAAGTTTCCTTGTGGAACTACTGAAACAATAGGTCAGCTCTCGTGACCATAGGATAAACCAGTGATGGTATAAAGTGATGTGTTGGTAACATATTGCGCAGGAGTAATCCTGTCTACTGAAGAGTATTGTAACTACCTACATTTTGGTGTGCTAGTGGCCTAACGGTTGATGCATAGAGATGTAGACTTTCTAACAGGTAGGAAGTTGAGACAGAAATGTCAATAGAAAGTGCAATAGGTAACAATAGTACATCTTGCCAAGATGGAAGTTGTTATTAGTGAGATGTTCTGTATGCTACTAGAAATAGTGTGTATTTACATCAAACAGTAAGTAAGCTTGGCAGCTTAAAGCAGAAGGAAGTTGTAACTAAACTACTCAAAAGGTAGCATGTTACATAAAGTTTGGACTACTTCCCTCATTCTCCTGAACCGCTTAACTAAATCTTAACAGATATAAGCAAAAAACGTTCAAACACTTATCAATGAAAATGCTCTTATCCTACTGCAATATGTAGGTACAGAAGACTCGCAAGGTTTATGTAAAGGGACTAAGTAATATCTAGCTAACAGGGTGCAACCTGTGTATCTCGCAAGGAAGTTGGTGTGAAAAGAAACTTATTGCATTGGTAAGTAAAAGTATGATGATACTATAAATCATTGAGCATGTTGTTTACTTGTAGAAATACAAGTGTGTATATATAGAGGAAACTCTTAATGATAACAACATGAAAGGTCAAATACTCAGCCTTTCAAATAGTAATGCACCATTTCTCATTCCCAAGGTGAGACTACTAATTTTGCAAAATAAGTAGAGTGCAGAGGGAGAACAGTGTACTAAAACTGGACCATTAGGTAGTTACACTCAAAACAATAAATGGATATATTATTTGTGCACAGATAATATACTCAACGAAGGTTTTGTAATGCACCACAACTCACTTCCCAAGGGTGAGCAGTTGTAATGTATGTACGCACCCCTACTAGATTTTATCACTAGAAAGATGTTACGCAGGGTTTTGATTAAAGAAGACTGATAATCTTTTTTATAACCTGACTGAAACTTACACTACAACTGAGTGCAGAGGGATTAATTTAAACTATATTTATGGAAACAGTTTATTGGACTATGAAGAATGGTCAAAAAGTAGATATTGATACAATGGATATCAATCATCTCCGAAATACTCTTAAAATGGTTGTAAGAAACAAAATAAGAGTACAAGCTAATAAACCCATAGAACATAGATTTAAGTTCAATGGAGAAATAGCACAAGAAATGCATGACAATGCCCTTATTGAAGAAATAATGGGTGATATGTTAAATGAGTGGTACTATCAATAGTATCACTTTATTTTTTTTTATAATTAATTACTAATCTAAACTAAACTAAACTATGATTACACTAATGATTTTGCCAAATTTCAAGGCACAGAAAAGAACTCAATGGATTGGAAAAACAATCCAATGCTTATGTATAGATGCAATGTATATTGTACCTATAGTACTAGCATTAACAAAATAACTATGATTATGAAAAAGATTGAAGTTACAATGCAGGAAATATGGCAAGCAACTAAGCCTGTCATATACAAGAACAAGAAGAAATACACAAGAAAAACTAAACACAATGAAAGAATTTAAAGATTTAACATTTGAAAAGACAGATGGAGGTGGTGTAGGTGCAGCTCTTATGTTTGATAACAACTATGGTATTAGTTGTGTATCTGGACCATATACAAAAGGTGGTATGGTTGGTAAATATGAAATTGCAGTTATAAAATTCCCTCCCGGGAAAAAGTTCAGTGTATTATGTTATGATACACCGGTTACTAGTGATGTAGAAGGTTATTTAACCTCTGCAGATGTTACAGATTATATGCGTCAGATTCAAGAACTTCCTAAAATAGATTAATATGAATAAATCAATCAGATTTGGTTATCATCAATATAGCTACGGATACTTTATAAAATTAAATATCAAGATTAGAGATATTGATGGAGAAGTCCTAAATAAGAAGTATGGAACAATTGCTACTATTCACAATGGTAAGCAAGGATGGAGAATTGAAGGCACTCTTAAACATGATGAAATGTCTTCATTTATGTCTGCACTTGAGATGATGAAAATAGACTATAATATTGAAAAACAATTAAATAGAAAACAGGAGATGCTAGATATGCATTTGCCTAAAATAGACTTAAACTTAAATGAAGTAACAACATGGTAAACAGAAAAATTAAAAAGCTAATAAAGCTAAGAGCAGAAGTACAAGCAAGATTAGACAGTATCCATGATACTGATGCTGATCCAAATATCAAAGCAGTATATCAATCAGATTTACAATTTAAAATTGCATCTATTGAAGATCAAATTGATTTTGAAAAGAGAATGGTGCCATTTCAGGCAACATTAGTAGGGTTTGTGATTGCAGTGGTTGCAATTGCATTATATTTTTTAACAATAAAACAGTAAAAATGACTGAAAAAAGAAAACCTGGGAGACCAAAGAAAACATCTACAATTGTTCAAGAACCTAAGCCAGGTAGTGCTGCTGCTCAAAGACTTGAATTAGCAATGCTATATCAAAGAGTTGAGGCATTAGAGTATATGGAAACAGAGTTTGATAAAATGCATGCTCAAGTTGTTCAAGGTTTAAATGCTCAATTAAATGAGGCATATGATCAACATACTTACATGTTAACTACTGTAAGTGGTCAGTTAAGTTATCTTATTCAACATTTAGCTAACATAGAATATCATGCAGGAAGTTTAACATTGCAAGATGTAGAAGGTTCAGTTGATGTATTATCAAGAATAATGCTTAACAAGTTTGGTAAATACTTACATCAAGAAGAAATTTAATATTTCTTTGGTTCTGTAGCTCAGCTGAATAGAGCACTGCCCTTCTAAGGCATAGGTCCTTGGTTTGAATCCAAGCGGAATCACAGTTGCGTGCACCTATATCCGCATTAAACAGACAAAAGGTGTAATAGTCTGTTTACCTTAACTTAAACTTATAATTATGGATGATGTTATTAATTCAGTATTAGGCTTTGATTTTAATGTAAATATCAAAGACTTAGATGAAAGAGAAATTAGAACAGGTGCAAGATCAACTTATTATCCCGATGAAGTTACTGTAATAAATCATAGGATACCTGATAAGAAATGGTTTACACATTATAATGAAGGTCTAATAGAAAAGATTATGGATTATAGAAGACTAAATGATTAACTATGAATATATCAGTAAATTATGAAGACTCCGATGTTGCTAAAGCATTGGAGTCTATTATTAAACATCCTAATAGTGCAGAGTTTGTAAAGTTACTTACTCCTATGCTATGTAGTAGTAGTCAAGCTATACAACATTTCTTTAAGTTGATGATAGCTAGTAAGTTACCGGAAGTTATTCCAGATGGTACATTGTGTTACATGCCTATTAATCAAATGAGTTATAGTTCCAACAAAGATTTAATTGGTAACAGTGATTTATGTATTGATGATAATATTATTGTATCAATTCAGGGTTTTAGAGGATACCATGAATACAGTACTTATATGGTTGAATATACTAATATTCTAGAAGATGGTACAAGAAAAAAAGATATAACATATGTTTCTGCTGAATATCTTACAGTTATAGATGAAATTTAAGACAGTATATCTCTGGATATGCTTTTCCTAACAAATAATAGGGGAGGTCTAAGATCTCCCTTTTTATTGTAGCTATATAGTATTCATTATTATTTATAGAAGCTGACATATATTTATTTATGTTATACATTTACTTCAATATAATTATATATAATGTTATACCAGCTTCCAAACGGAAAAGTTATTTATTTGACAGTTGAACAGTATCTAGATTTAACAGATTTAGACATTCAATTCCTTATGTCAGTAGATGCTGGAGATTATGCATTAAACCCTTTCACAGACTCAGCAATATCAAGAAATACTGTTGAAAAACAATATGATTTTGATTATCTTGTAGATGATGACAATAATATCAATGAGATAGAGTCTGATGACATTCCTTTTGATGATATTATTGATCTAAGTGATTCCTTAAAAGATTAAGGCGGTCAAAATAAGTCAAACACCAATTCAAAAATTTTATGGACGGTAAAACAATTGTGCTAGGTAATAGCACAGGTGGGGTAATTCATACCTCAAAAAATTCAGAGTACGGATTTATCCGTGTAGAACAAGAAAGAAGTTTATTTGATAGCAAGGGATTTTTAAGAAGAAAAGCAGTATCTGCTCTTATACCCGGAACTATTGAAGACTTAAAGAAAGCAGGTTTCTTTGAAACTCAAGAATTACCAGGAAAGATTATCATAGTGGAACAAACTGAACCATTTAATAAGACAAATCCTGATCTTGATCTTAAGGTAGCCGGGCAAACAGGAATCATCTGTACTAAAAATGGTAAAAAGATTTATAGAAAACACTTCTATACTATTTTTACAGATGCTGATGATGAAATGATCCAACACACCAATGGTGATGATATTAGTGAGGCTTATGTTGCAGAAAAGAAAGTATCTGCACTTAAACCAAATGAAGATTTTGATTTATAATCATTTTGTTCAAGGTGATTAGGGGGAGCAATCCCCCTTTTCTTATTTATTTATTTATTTATTAATTGTATATTTTATGGAAAAGCAAAACAGAAAACAAAAACTTGAGTATTCAGGAAAACTTGAGAATTATCAACTAACAAATCAAAGACCTACTACAATGCAGTATGAATTTGATTCTTATTCTCAATATCAGAATTATCTCTACAAGAGGGCACTATATGGACTAGATGCACTTACAGAAACAGAACTTGCTACAATTTGTAGTAAAAAGAAACAAAGAATAATCAATGTTTATAAAAGAGCACAGGTTATACTTAATAAGTTTAAACAGCAGGTAACTATTGCTCACAGCAATTTTATCTTCCAATCTTTGTTTCCAAATAGTCCTATCACTCAATTCTTACTGTCTGAAACAGAGACAGATAATACTTTTAAGAATACTTTAACTTTTAAAGATTTAAAGATTAATAAAGAGCAAATTATTAGTATCTTTATAGCTGAAGGCGTGTTACCTAAAAACTTTTTAAGTTTAGAAGAGCCACAAATTCAGTTAAAAGGACTTAAGAATGAATGTAAAGCTTAAAGAATGTGATGGTTGTCAGAAGATGACTGTTATATGGAAGAACCATGAGGGATTTAAGTATTGTAAATATTGTTGGAGTTGCCAAAATCCCAAGAATAAAGAAAATATACAGAAACCAACTGATTATAAAATCCCTCAGGTTTCTTCTAAAAGAAAAAAGAAAGATGCTGAGTATCTCAAGTTGAGAGAAAGATTTCTTACTGAAAATCCAATATGTCAGGTCTCTGTGGCCGGTTGTATGAATGGTGCTACTGATGTACACCATACATTTGCCGGCTCTAACAGAGATGCATTCTACTTAGTGCAATCCACTTGGAAAGCAGCATGTAGAAACTGTCATAATTGGATACATTTAAATCCTGCAGAAGCAAGAACATTAGGTTACTTAAAATAAAATTATGAAAACATTAACTAAAACAGAAATAAACAAAACAATAGCACTATTTACATACATAGGAGGTTCAACAAAATATGAACAGTTCTCAATGATGCAAGAATCTTTAGCTGAAGAACTAAAATTTACAGATTCATGGGATTGGTTACTACCAGTATACCAGCATTTAGTAAAAATAACTGAATTACTTAAGCCTGATGGCATTTTATACATTGAACACTGTACAAACAAATATCTTGAATTTGATACTATGAACACAATGGAGTTTGCAGAAGGTTTAGTAAAAATAATTGAAGAATTTAACTTTCACTATTTAAAAAGATGAAAAGAGAAGAGATTCAAGAAGAAGCTTTAAAAGCAACTCTTGGTTTAGCAAGATGTGGATTAGGCCTTGCAACAGGAGTTGGTAAAACTCTTGTTGGTCTTTTACATATGGAGAGAAACTTTTCTCCACTTATCAATATTTTGATTGTAGCTCCCAAAGTATCAATATTTGGCTCATGGAAACATGAAGCAGAGAAGTTTGGAAAAGAAAAACTCTTAAACAATGTTACATTTACAACTTATCTAAGTTTAAGTAAACATAATCCAAGAGAATATGATCTTGTCTATTTAGATGAGTGTCATAGTTTACTTGATAGTCATAGAAAGTTTCTTGAGAATTTCTCAGGAAAAGTTCTTGGATTAACAGGTACTCCTCCAAAGTATCTACAGTCAGAGAAAGGTAAAATGGTCAAAGAATTTTGTCCAATTATTTATACTTTCATTACTGATGAAGCTGTAGAAAATAATATCTTGAATGATTATCAAATAATTGTACATGAACTTGAATTAGATACAAGAAAGAATTTTTCTGTAACTACAAAAACAGGTTCATTTATGGCTTCTGAAAGACAAAACTATGGTTATTGGTCTACAAGAATTGATACTGGTTCAGGACCTGCCCATATTACAAGAGTAATGAGAATGAAAGCAATGCAGGAGTATTCAAGCAAAGTTAAGTATGCTGAAAAGTTACTTCAGAGTATTAATACAAAGTGTATTGTTTTTGCTAATACTCAAGATCAAGCAGATTTTATGTGTACTCACAGTTATCATAGTAAAAATCCACAATCAGAAAGTAATTTGACAGCATTTAAAGAGGGAAGAATTCAAAAACTCTCTTGTGTAATGCAATTAAATGAAGGTGTTAATATCCCGGATCTTAAACAAGGTATCATTCTACATGCTTTTGGTAATGAAAGAAAGGCCAGTCAAAGAATTGGTAGACTACTAAGGTTAAATCCTGATGATAAAGCTGTTGTACATATACTATGTTTTATGAATACAGTAGATGAAAAATGGGTTAAAGAAGCACTTGATGGATTTGATCAAAGTAAAGTACTTTGGAAGAATTATAATGTTGTATTAGAATAAAGCTCTGTATAAGAGCTTTGTTTTTTTTTATTTGATATGGAAATAATAAAAGATTATAAACTAATTTTGTTAAATGATGAAGTAAATAGTTTTTCATATATCATGGCTTGTTTAATTAGATTTTGTATGCATGAACCAATTCAAGCAGAACAATGTGCTCTAATTGCTGACAATGTAGGTCATTGTACTATCAAGTATGGTTCATACTATACTATGGAAAATATGAAAGATCAACTTACTGGTTTAAATATTCAAGTAAAATTAGAAGTTAATGAAGGCAATATGTATTGATGATAAAAACCGTCCTGCCAAAGTACCACAACATGAGTGGATTGTTGAAGGAGAAACCTATACCATTACTAAAATAGTAAGAATGGGTCTCCAGGATAATAAGTTTGGTGTATTACTAAAAGAAGTTCAGTTAAGTTCTCAGTCTTTTCCTTATGAATTATATAATGCTGATAGGTTTATACCTATAGACCTTAAAATATATCAAAAGGAAGAAGAAAACGTTAAAGAAGCTGACTTTGAATTAATTTAAATTTATGGAAGATTATAAAATAGAAGAAGTTGTTGAAGCTCTTAAAAGCTTAAATAAAAACTCTAGACAAAGATCACTTGTAGATCAAAGAAGTTATCTATTTGGTTTATTACACCAAAAATTTGAGTTATCAGAAAAGAAGATAGCTGTTCTTACAGGGTTTACTAGATCTAGAGTCAACTATGCAAGAAGAATGCCTATTCAGTTTATAGCTGATGAGTCTTATCAACAAAATGTTTATGTGTATGCACAACTTTTTCCACATGATTTTAAGAAATCTTATGCTGTAAAGTCACATAGACATCATACTATTAAATTAGTAATTGATGATAAAACAGGAAGAAAGCTAAAAAGAATTAAAGGTATTCTTAATCATGATGATATAAGAGATACTGTAAAACATTTATTAGATAAAAGTTTAAAGTTATGGGAAGAATGAAAGAAATATTCATGCAAATGTATTATGCAAATGATGGAATACCTGAAGAAGCTACTATAGCTGATTTAAAAAGAATGGAAGATTTAAAAATATTTGAATGGCGAGAATATGAAAGAGCTAGAAAACTCAAAGAAGAAAGAGTTAAAATTGATCAAGATAATTTCAAGATTCAACAGGATCAAGCTGAGAGACAAAGTCAGCAAAAAGAAATTATTAAACAGTATAAAGATAAATAATGAAGAAGGAGATTAGTATAAAAGGATCTCTTTTGTTTGCTATTGGATTACTTATAGGAATGCTTCTTGTAGGTTTTACAAAACCAACCTATATGCATATCAAAAGAGTAAGTATAAACCGTTATTTAAAAGTAAATGATTGGAAATCAGAAACCAATATTAAAAAGGTAAAGTACCTTGAGCATTTATATAATAATTAAAATATGAAAACATTAAAATTTGCAGGATATGTATTACTATATGTTGTAGTAATTTTCCTAATTGTAGGAACAATTAAAAATTATGTGTGTTTACCATTTATTAAATAAAAAATTATGAAAAGTATATTATTATTAGTAGGATTAGCACTAAGCTATACAGCAAGTGCACAGTGGGTTAGTAAACATGTAGATAATGGCTTTGATGAGCCTTATAATATTGCATACACAGAAGACAGAGGTTCTTATCTTAAATTAGAAAATTCAGATGGAGAAATATTTCTTTATGTTGGAGGAGGTTATACATGTGATGAAGAACTAACAGTAGATGTTTCATTTATAATTAATGGAGAGTATAGTAAGTATACATTCCGTGCAGTAACATCTGATGATAAGAAAAATGTATTTTTTGTTAGTAATTTATTAAATGAAAGTTGTCTTGCTGATTTTAAAGCATGTAGCTTAGTTAAAATAAGAATTAATGATACAGCATGTGACTCAGAAGTATATACTTTTAATATGTCTGGAAGTACAGCTGCTCTAAAGTTTGTTATTAATCAGTGAAACACTTTGTAAAATACCTATTGGTATGGGTAAGCCAAAACTTATCCATACCTTTTTGGATGGTTGGTCACATACACTTATCAATGAATGTATATGCTGATATACATGAGATATTAATGTCCTTTGGTATGAATATCATTGTAGCAATAGGATTTATTATAGATTATATAGAAACAAGAAAGAAATGAGATTTGACTAATATATTAGCTATTTATACCTTTTTGTCACAATTTTGACTAATATATGTGACATTTTAATTAAATAAAAATGATATGAAAGAGACAGCAGTAGAATGGTTATTAGAAAACCTAAACTCAGAACCGTATAGTGAAGAAGAATTTAATTACAACAGCGATTGTTGGGATAAAGCATTAGAAATGGAGAAAGAGCAGATAAAAGATGCTTTTGTAGAATGTTGGAAATCAAATGTGCCTGATGGTATAGAATGCAAATTAGATGCAGAACAATATTATAACAAAACCTATAAATCATAACAAGATGGATTTTGCATTAGGATTATTAGTAGGCATGATTATCATGGGTGCTATAGCACAAAGACTTAAAGTTTTTATACTAAACGAGATAGAAGAACTGAAAGACTTTGATGTTTGGAAAGAATGGAAAAATAAATCAGAATAAGATGACAGCATTTATAATAATCATAGGAATACTAATATTATTTGGTGGACTTAGCAGTAACCTTTAAATCAGAATAATATGGCAGCAGATATAACAGTATGTCCAGGAACAGATTGTCCTGTGAAAGAAAAGTGCTACAGATTTACAGCACCTAGAGATGAATTATGGCAAAGTCAATTTGTGGAAATACCTGGTAAAATAGAAGAAGACAAGTTTACTTGTGATATGTACTGGGGTGAACAAGCTGAAAGTATATGGGGTCAACTAAAAAACATAGTAGATGGGAAAGATAATACTTGAGTTTGACTCTTACGAAGAAAGTAATGATGCTAGAACAGCATTAGATGGTTGGAAGTGGAAAAGTGTAGTATGGGATCTTGATCAAGAACTTAGAAGTACTGTGAAACACGGGTACATTGGTAACAGAGAAGCTACTTCAGAAGAAGTTGAAGCAGCTGATAAACTCAGAACAAAACTTAGAGAAATATTAGAAGATAATAATTTAAATCTAGAATAATGAGTGTAAACAAGAATGATTACAAAGTAACTGAACTTATGGATGGTTTTAGTAAAGTTTATTGTGTAAAGAAAAGAGTCTTATGGTTTTTTTGGAAAACAGTTAAACATAGCAATGGTTATGATAAATGGTTTTCTAGTAAAAGAAAAGCTCAAGCATACATTAATTTCCTAAAGTAGTATATGAGAAGTTGGTTAGGAAGAGTTAAAATTTTAATACAACTTAGGAATGAAACAATTTAAGCTTGATGATCTTTTATTTGACATCACAACAGAACATTATGAATTAGCCAAAGTAACTGATCAAAGTATTAGTTATTTATGGTTTATGTATAATAAGGGTACAAAGGCTGGTGATTACCGGCCTTTTATTTTTATGGCAGAGATGCAGTTATTAAAACAAATGGGTTATCTAACAGATGATGAGATTAATAATCTACTTAGCATGATGGATTCAAAAGATACAGAAAACTTTCATCTATTATGTTTAGCTCTTAATTCACTTAGAAAAATGAGAATTAAAGACCATGGTGAGTATAAAGGTGAGTTGAATGAGTCTTATAAAGAACTAATTAATACATACTCAACAAGTATTCTTAATCATGAAATTTTTATGAAAACTTATAAAAGCAATGTCTAAAATACTAAAAGAGTTTGTCATCAAGGAGATGAGACTTAAAAATAAAGACATTACCATTATGGTACCTAAAGCAGTAGCAGGGTATATCAGAGTTAAATACAAATGCTCTGCTCATTTAGCAAGAGAAATAACTAAAGAACTAACAAATGACAGAAAATGATTTAATAGACTTAGGCTTTAATAAAGTAGAAGTCAAAGACTCAGAAAGCCAAAATGGATATAATTACTATTATTTTGTCTTTGAAGTATTTAATAATCTTACACTAAGTTCAATAGACAGTGATAGAGTAGAGAAGGGTAATTGGTATGTATATAACTTAGAGTGGCCGGATCAGTTTAGAATAAATGATAAAGAACATTTTATTCAGTTTCTTCAAACTGTAAATTATCAGCCACATCCAAATCATCTTTAGACATTAGTTTTGCTTTTTCAGCAAGAATGTTAAAGATAACAAGAGTAGCAGATGATTTCCAACATTCATCTATTTTTTCAGAAATAATATCCATAGGAGCAGGAGTTGATAATACTTCTCCTGTTCTTAAATGGATTTTAGTTCCTGCATCAGGATTCATTGGATTAATAAAAGATACTCTTGTTATGTGAGTGACATTAAGATGCTCAATATATGAACCATCTTTATCTTTGAGTTCTATGGGTAGAAACATTATAGTATAATATTACCTTCTATTTTGTAATTAGTCACTGAAACTTTATCTTTAATTCTTTTTAGTATAGCAAAACCATGGTTCCATTCATTGATTTCCATGTATTCAGGAGCAAGATCACACATGCATCCTAAACTATATGCTTTAATTGTAGTTGGCTCACCTATTCCATAAACTCTCTGTGAGCTTTCACTAGACTTATGGAAGTGATTCACTATAGAATTAGACTTAAGCCTCATTAGAAGTGTTCTAGCAGGTACTACACCACCAGCACCAGGTATTTTATCACCGTGCTCTATAGTGTAGTCACCAAATACTACTTTACTTCTAAATGGTATAAACTCTATTCTGTATTCTGCAACATGTAGAATAACATCTAGTCTGAACTCATCCATGTCTAATAGTTCTGATGCCTTAATTCTAAGGTATCTTTCAAATCTATTTTCATGGTTACCTGTGATGTAATAGATTGGAATGCCAGGGAATCTATCTCTGAGATAAGCTAAGAATTCTTTTCCTGCTTCTATTTCATCTTTAAAATGTATTACTCTTGGGTCTTTTTCATGAAAAGAAAGCTGATAGAAGTCTAATAAGTCTCCATTAATTAATATAGAGTCTACATTTTCTTCTTCAAACTTAGTAAACATAGTTTCTAAGGCAGTATTATCATGAAAAGGTATGTGAACATCACCAAACACTCCAAGTCTCATACATCCTGTTGGAAAAGTAAATTGATTTCTTGTTTTTGTATGTGATTCTGGTAAAGCAAGAATAGTATGCACAACTTTAGTTTTAAGTTCTTTTACAAATTTATTGTTTTGACCATTAACCATTCTTTCTCTTGATTTTTTACCAGTTTGACCTCTGTAATATCTTACTCTAGTGTAAGTATGTTCCATTGATTGAAAAAATGCAGTATTTTCTGCATAAATTTTTCTGGCTAAGGTTTTAGATGGTGCTTCTGGAAATTTTTCTAAATATTCTAATACAATTTCTGTATTTTTGAGTATAGCATGTGTATTCTTTGAACTTTTTCCCATTACTAATAATATAAAATAATCAATATGTTTACTGTAAAACTAATCAAACAAGGTGGAAAGTTAGTTTATCCTAATGATAAATCAAAATTAAATTATCAAATATTTCTTGATAAACTTCCTGAAGGGCAGGAGGTAGAAGTATTTATGGGACCTACATCAAGTGATAAAAGTGTAGCCCAGCTTGCAAAAGTGCATGCATGTATTAGAGAATTAGCCTCAGAATCTGGCTATACATTTGATGAGATGAAAACACTTGTAAAGCAACAATCTGGATTGTGCTATGATGGAGGAGATGCAATAGTATGCAAATCTTTTGCAGAATGTAGTAAAGATGAAATAGCACTAGCTATTGAAGCTTGTATTCAAATTGGACAAGACAATTATAATATTAATCTTCGGTAGGTGCAACATAACCTTCATCACCTGGTTGCAAAATTTCTTTCTCTTCATAAAGAGATTCTTTTTTTGCAACTGCTTCAATTTCTGCAATCAACAAGGTAACTGTATAGAAAGATCTTTCATACAATGTTAATTCAGAATATTTTTTGGTTGTCATATTTCTTAATGCCTCTTCAAGAGCCTCTTTGTCTTCTTGAGAAGTAAATAAATAATATATAACCTCTTTAGCCATGAGATAGAAACTTTTGTTAACTTCAATTTTGAAGACAGCATCATCTTTCATCTCTTTTATTTTTACCGACATAATATTAATTTTGTAACAAATTTAGCATAAAAATGAATAAAAAAATAGATTTAGAAGAAATAAGAACTAAAGTGTTACTTAAATTAGAACCCTCAGGGTGGAAACCCGTATTAAAATCATTTATAGAGAGCTCAGATTTTGAAAAAATCATTCTTCAGTTAATTAGATTAACAAAAGATGGTAAAAGATTCACACCTCCTCTTAAAGATGTATTTAGAGCATTTGAAGAATGTCCATATGACAAACTTAAAGTAGTAATAGTAGGTCAGGATCCATATCCACAATTTGATGTTGCAGATGGTATTGCATTTAGTTGCAGTAAAACAAATGAGTTACAACCAAGTTTGAGATATATCTTAAATGAAATTAACTTAACTGTATATGGTGGACACCCTGTATCAACTGATGTAGATTTAAGCAGATGGGCCAAACAAGGAGTATTACTTCTTAATACAGCTTTCACAACTACAGTAGGTAAAATAGGTCAACATTATAATATCTGGAAACCCTTTATAGCATATGTGTTTGACCATTTAACATGGAGTAATAATGGTCTTGTGTATATTTACATGGGAAAACAAGCTCAAGATTGGGCAGATTGTGTTAATGATAATAACTATAAGTTTTTATTATCTCATCCCGCAAGTGCTGCATACAATGCAGAAACTAGATGGGATTCCAAGAATGTATTCTTAGAAACACAAGTAATTATTAAACAAAATTATAATGAACATTTAATCTGGTAGTATGGAAGAAATATTTGATAAACTAATAAAAGCAAGTCTTACACCAAATGCATTTTATGTATTATATTGTTCTGTAGAAAGAAGAGTACCCCACACATTTGTAAGTCATGGATTAGAAATAAAAAGACTACAAAGTGATGATTGGTTAGATGAAAATTTGGATTTAACTCAAAAAAGTATTACTTTTATTCAAGAAATTGACAAGTTCTTTAAGAAGAGTAAAAAGAAAACATCAACTGTATTAATGGGTGATTCTTTTCTTGAGATGATACAAGAATATGTAGAAATCTTTCCAAATAAAAGATTGTCAAGTGGTAAACCAGCAAGAGTTAATGTGAAAACATTAGAAAATTCATTCCGTTGGTTTTTTGACAATTATAGTTATAGCTGGGATATCATTCTAGAAGCTACAACCAAATATGTAGATGATTATGAAATGAAGAATTATGAGTTTATGCGGACTTCACAATACTTTGTAAGAAAGCAAAACACTGATAAAACTTGGGATTCTGATTTGGCAACTTATTGTGATATGATTTTGAATGGGGAAGATGAGTTTGAGAATAATCATTTTAAAGATAAAGTAGTATGAGAAAATCCACAACAAGTATATTGTTGACAATATGTGCAATAGTAGGTTCAATAATAGGGTATTATTTTACAGTAACCTTTATTGTAGAAATTCCTTTTTGGAAATACATGCTTATTGAATTAGTTTTAAGTTTATTACATGCAATATATAATTATACCAAACAACAAGCATTAGAAAATATTACACAATGAGTAGTTATTTGGAAACAAGACCTGTTAAGGTCAAAAGTAAGATTGAAGCTTTTGATGAAGCTTTAGTCCATATCAAAGCAAGACAAGAAGGTAGAAGAAAGAGTTTAATCACCGGCTGGCCCAAGTTTAATGATGCTTTATTAGATGGGATAGAATGGAATACCCTAACAGTTATAGGGGCTAGACCAGGTACAGGTAAAACATTCTTTGTTGACCAATTGTGTGCAGATGTTGTAGCATTAAACCCTTATGAAAATTTTAGGGTTCTGCAATTTCAATTAGAAATGCCTGGAAGGACCAGTGCAATTAGAGAGTTGTCAACTCCTACAAAAAAAGACTATAAGAGTCTTAATAGTGCAGGAGCTAATAAACTTACTAATCAAGATTATGATGTGTGTGTTTCTTATGTAGAAAAACTTAAGACAAATGCAAGAGTTGATGTTGTTTATGACCCTTGTACAGTTGAAGAGTTTATGTCTACTATTCATCACTATGTAGAAAAACATTCTACACTTATTGATGGAAAAAAGAAATTTACTAAAGTCCTAATTACTGTTGACCACTCAACATTATTCAAAAAGTCTGCAAGAGACAAAGACAAATTTGATATGCTTTACAATCTTGGTGAAGCCATCACTTTTATGAAGAAAAACTATCCAGTTGCCTTCATTATTCTCAGTCAATTAAACAGAAATATTGATAATCCTGACAGGTCAGAAGATGGTAAATATGGAAATTATGTTCTTGATTCAGATATATTTGGTGCAGATGCTTTGCTTCAGCATTCAGATACTTTAATTGGTATTAATAGACCTGCTCTTAAAAAGATTAGGTTTTATGGCCCGGATAGGTATATTATTCCTGATGACACTACAATTGTATTTCACTTTTTGAAATCAAGAAATGGTGACACTAGAATAAGTTTCTTTAAACTGGATAAAGAACAAATGAAAATTGTAGAAATTGATACACCACCCCAACAACAAAAAAGATAAATAGTTAATTATGAGTAGAAAAGAAAAAACAGATGACTTGATGAAGAAACATCTGCCACTTTTTAAAGTTTTAAAAGTAGTAGATCCATTCTTCACATTAAAAAGCGCGTATTTTATTAGTGGAAAAAAAGGAAGGTACATTCAATTATTTGAAAGTGAGCTTACAAAGAACAAAGATGTCTATACTGAATTTGTAAACAAAGATCTTGTACCTGATTTAGATGACAGACCTTTATTTAAACTTACATATAATCCTTTTTACAAGGAAGAATATGAAATAGAACATAAAGTAACAGATGAAGGAAGAGAGTATTCAGTGTATATTATTCCTGTTGTAGAATTAAAAGCAATTCTGTCAACTGGAGTAGAAATTAGTTATTCAGATTATGAAGGTGGTATGTATGATGTTAAAGAATCATCACCATTTCCAAATTTTGAAGATGAATTTTTATTAAAATCTGAACAAGCTGTTGTTAATAACAGTGATGAATCAACTTCAGATATTTTATTAAGAATAGCTGCAGATTTTCAAAAACTAGCACAAAAATTAAAATAATATGAGTTTAGTACTTCCAACAAAAAAAGTAATGGCTAGTCAAGTTAATCCTAAGAGATTATTGATTTATTCAAAGCCTAAGACTGGTAAAACTACTGCATATGCAGGGTTAGATGATAATCTTATTATTGATTTAGAAAATGGTTCCGATTATGTGGATGCTATGAAAATCAAAGTGGGTTCTTTAAAGGAGCTTCTTGAGGCAGGTAATGCCATAATTGAAGCTGGTAAACCATATAAGTATGTAACTGTAGATACTGTAACTGCATTAGAGGAAATGATTATGCCTTTAGCAATTAAGTTATACAGACAAACTTCAATGGGTAAAAACTATGATGGAGATAATATTTCTACATTAGCAAATGGTGCTGGATATTTATATATTCGTCAAGCATTCTTTCAAGTTTTAGATTTTATTGATACCTTAGCTCCCCATATTATTTTATCGGGACATATTAAGGACAAACAAGTAGATGACAAAGGTCAAATGGTCATGGCAGCAAACATTGATTTAACAGGTAAAATTAAGTCTTTGATTTGTGCACAAGCAGATGCAATTGGTTATATGTATAGAAGAGGTAATGAAACCGTTTTATCATTTAAGACTAATGAAGAAGTGACTTGTGGTGCAAGACCAGAACATTTAAGAAATGAAGAGATAGTAATTTCAGAAATGGTAGATAATAAAGTTTCAGTTGACTGGAGCAAAGTTTTTAAGTAATAACAAATAAATAAATAAAAGATGAGTGTAGATTTAACAGATTTATTAGAAAGCAAAAGTGGTGGTAAAGGTGGCAAAAAGATTGCTCCAGGAAATCATGTATTAAAAATTACTAGTATTAGTACTAAAGAAGATGAGAGATATCCTGAGAAAAAGTATATCTATTTAAATGTAGAAACAGAACCAATTGAAGATTTTGAGGGTTTCTATATTGATAATGACCAATCTAAAGGTCGTCACTTAGGTAAAATTGGTAAAATTAATGCAAATCCCTTCGGATACAAAGATGGAACAATGCCAAGTGGAGAACCTGTTACACAACAAAGATCAATGTTTATGTTTGTCATTAACCTATGTAAGACTTTAGGAATTACTGAATGGGCTAAAGAACAAAACAAAAAACATGCAGATGCAGATTCTTTAATTAATGCATTTAATGCATCAGCACCATTCAAAGATGTATATCTTGAATTCTGTGTAGGTGGACAAGAATGGATTAATGCAGAAGGTTATACAAATTATAACTTACAACTTCCAAAAGCAAGTAATGGTAAATATGCTATGGCTAGTTTAGAAGAAGGTAAGTGTTTAAAATTTGATCAAGCTACACATATATATGTACCAAAGAATAAAACTATTGAAGTTAAAAACTTTGGAGGAGATGATGATTTTGATATTCCAAAATCTTCAAGTGCCTTTAGTTTAGACTAATCAATTTTTTTAATGGTTTGAAGGGGAGTTTTACGGCTCCCCTTTATTATTTTAGATTATGCTATCAACAGTTAATTTTATAACAAGTATTATAGATGTCCCTAGAGAATGGATTTTTGAATACTATTTGACTTTATCTTGTAGACTTTCAGGTCAAACAATTAAAATCAATTCAGTTTTTAATCCAGGAGAGAAGACACAATCAATGTATATTTACTATGATGATAATAAAGGATACTATAGATTTAAGGATTTTTCTTCAGGTTATGGAGGAGATTCAAGTAATCTTGTAATGTATCTTTATAACTTATCTAGAAAACAAGCAAATCTTAAAATTGTTCTTGACTATGCAAAATATATTGATGATAACAATTATGATCCAGTAACTGAGTATAAAGTAACTGCTCCTTATAAAGTAAATGACTATACTGTAAGACACTGGAATGTTATTGATCAAGAATATTGGACACAATTTAAAATCGGTACTAAACAACTTTGTAAATATGAAATTATGCCTCTTGAGTATTATGTACTTAGTAAGAGAGAAGAAGACATTGAAACTTCATTCACAATTAAAGGAGAGCATATATATGGCTATTTCAAAGAAGATGGTACACTTTATAAGATATATCAACCTAAGAACAAAGAAAAGAAATTTATCAAGGTCTTAAATTATATCCAAGGTTCTGAACAATTAACATATTCTACTAAGTATTTATTAATCATCTCTTCATTAAAAGATCTAATGGCATTTAATGCTTTAGGGATTCAAAATATTGAAGGTATAGTTCCAGATAGTGAAAATAGTTTACTACCAGATAGTTTAATAGTACATTATAAAGAAAAGTATACTAAGATTATTACTTTATTAGATAATGATAAGGCAGGAATTGGTGCAATGGAAAAATACAAAGAGAGACACGGAATAAATTATGTTATCCCACCTGCTGAAAAGGATATTGCTGATTGTTTAAAACTACATGGTATTGAAAAAACAAGAGAAATATTATTACCTTTATTAAAACAAGCATTATGAGTTGGATTTATCAAGGCAAAGAGTTTGATGAAACAGGCATACCAAACGGTAGTATTGGATTTATTTACCGTATGACAGCAATCATACAGCATAAGTCTGTTGCATATATTGGTAAGAAGAACTTCTTTGCAAACAGGAAGAAACCCATGGGTAAGAAAGCTTTGGCTCTAACTACAGATAAAAGACTAAAGAAATACACCCGGGAGATTAAGCCTGACTTTATGAAATACTTTAGTAGTAATGCAACTCTTAAAGCTGCTCACAAAGAAGGAGTAATAATCAAAAGAGAGATCTTGTTGATATGTTACTCAGCTACTGAATTAACTTATCAAGAAGTAAAGCATCAGTTTAAATATGAAGTGCTTGAGAAAGATGAATATCTAAATGCCAATATTCTTGGCAGGTTTTACAAAACAAAATAATTATGACAGAAAATGATATGACAGGCCTTCTACTTAAGTTGGCTGACCTTGGTGTGACCGGAATTAAGATATTTTATTCAGGTGGTGGAGACAGTGGTGCTCTTGATGATATTGTATATACAACAAAAGAAATAGGAGATCTTGAAGATATTAATTATCTAGAGAATTTTGGTAATGGAGTTCTTTTTTTAAAAGATCTTGACTCAGCACTTAATGCAGACATAGAAAACTTTGCAGAAGAACAAATCTTAAATAGTATAGAAGATTGGTGGAATAATGATGGTGGCTATGGAGTAATGCTTATTAGTATTCCTTCTGGTAACTATCAAATTGATAATACTATTTATATTACTAATACTGAAGAGTATTATCATAATGGTAATTTAATTGATCAAACTTTAGACTAATGGAAGAAAAACACTTTAATGAAGCTAAGTATACAAAAGAAATGATTGACAAGCTTCATACTAGATCTCTTAAACTT